TGCTCAGATAGATTCAACACACCTGCTGGCGTATAGAACTTAGCATCCCAGAAGGCACTGACGTATGCAGCGTGTCTACCCTGACGCAACATGTCGTTAGCGTCCTTGTAGTCCACAGGCATGGTCATTATCTTAGCTTTCTTTGGGGTCAGAAGCTTTGCAATTGCTTGCGCTCCTTCCTTACCTGCCTTGTCGTTGTCGAAGTTAATGACAACAGAGTCGAACGACTCAAGATACTCAAGGCTATTCTTAACATCACGAACACCTCCTTGTGCTCCTGACTTTATAGATACTACGGGCCACTTGCTGCCCTGCATTTCATACGCTGCCATCGCATCGCACTCACCTTCGGTCAAGGTAATGGTCTTGCCACCAGCTTTAAATAGATTCTCTCCGAACAAACCTACTTCTTTCTGGTTACCTGTCCACGCAAAGTTCTTGTCCTGCTTACGTATCTTAGTTCCGGCATGCTCATGTCCGTTGAAGTACGGATAGTAATGCTTATCAATCTCATTGCCGTTCATCGTAGACTTAACGCCATACTTCTTAGCGGTAGCTAAGCTTATCTTACGGTCAGTCAGTTCGTTGAAGGACGCAGAAGGATTCTGCTGCTCTTCTCGCGGAGGCTGCTGCATGTTGCTATTCCTTTGATACACTTCAAAGTCCGTTACGGTATCTGTTTGTTGTACGTCCGGTGTACTGTAGTCTTTAAAAAACGTAGCGCAACTGAAACAGTATGCCGATCCGTCTTCGTTAATCCCCACTGCATCTGAGCTGGAGCATTCTTTACAAGGCTGTTGTGTTTTAACAAATGCCATTGCTTTATTCCTCTATAAGTGTAGCTTTCCCTGCTACTATAGCCTCTTCCTTTAGGTGGGGTTTAAGTTTGTCCATCAGTGTAATACCTGATGCGCTGTACAATGTAACTGTTAGCTGTGCTTCTTTAAGCCGCCTGTTATTCTCGGCAAGGACAGAGAAAATACTCTGCCCCTCCGAAGATAAAAGATCGGCATCATAGTAACTGCCGTCCATCTCAACTGTATTCATTACAGCTCGTCCTCCATGTCACTCATCAGTGCCTCGAACTCTGAGCCATCAGGTGAACCAACCTCGATGAGGTCGATGACTTGCATGGCTTGAAAGTCTAAGCCGTAGAAAGTCTTGCCCTTCCACTCTGACTGCCACTCTTTGTACTGCACCTTAACAGTGGAGCCGTTGCCGATGCGGGCATCAAGCGGATTCTTCTGAGCATCCACTAGCCGTGGAGCCTGTCGAACCATCCCGTTAGGGCCGTTGACCTTACGCTTAATCACAACTGCTGGGCCTTCATCCATCTGCTTGATAGTGAAGCCGCGTGATGCAAAGTCATCTGCCACTGCCTGATCTACAACTAAGTTAACCGAATACACTGGCTCGAAAGTAGTGTTCGGGGTGGTTACTGCTGCCCAGTATGCTGCGCCTTGTAATATTGCCATGTTAATATACCTATTGGTGGGTTGATTGAAGCTGGAGCGTACCACATGTACGCATTTAATGTCTAGCTATTTATTTCCTAGTGTGTCGCGGTCAACAATGTCTTCTTCTTTAATGAAGATACCATCGACCATCATTCCCTTGCGATCTTTAATGTCCTGATAGGCGTGATCAATACAATCCTTCAGTGACAGGTTGTGCCTGACAGCGATATTAACTAACACCACGATGATGTCACCGATGTCATCAATGGGTGTCTGCCCTTTACAGATACTATCGGACAGCTCACCTAACTCCTGTATTAATTTAAGCACTTGATCCTTGTCGCTGGAACCGTGTATCAAGTTCCTCGCTACGTGCCACGATACTACGTTCTGAATCGAAAGCTCTATGCCTCTGTTTTCTTCTTGCATGTTAGACCTCCCTCATTTCTAGCACTGTGTCGTACTCAGTCTTATCAATGATGTATTGGATGACCGCTTGCTCCCGCACGTTGTACATGGAACACGCTGTCTTCAGTGGAACCTTTCCCTCAGTAACATCTACCGCTGCCTTAGCTGTAGCCATAGACTCAGGGCTGGGATTACCTTGTAAACTTTCTGCAAACATACTCACCTCAGAGCAACGTATAAACAATAACAGTGAGTACTATGCCGGACGCAAAGATCAAACCATTACGAGCGGCTAGTGTCAGCCTGTGGTTGAAGCGGTGTGCTGCTCTGTCAAGTGCTTGAACCGTCCACACCTTTAGTCTCAACGAGATGTTTAAGCAGGCCGACTTCATCCATTCGATGCTTGCGTTTATCTTTTCTTTCATCTTGTACCTCTTTAAATTGTTGATTAAAAATGCGATCAAAATTGTCGCCATAAGTTTTACTGTCCTTTACTCTAGACCTATCACCTTTACCGCCATGTGTTGAGTCACCCATTATTTACTCTCCGTATAACATATGCCCAAACTAATTAAGATAAAGGGTAAGGCTATAAGTATGCCCTCAAACTCTGCTACCTCTAACTCTTCAGAGCCTGTCCTGCTTATCCAGACAGGCCGTGAATTAGAGAACTCTATGTCGAGTCCCACCCCATTTCTAAACTCAATGGTTAGGGACTGCCCAAATAAATTCATTGTCATACTATGCCGCCTTCATTAGTAGGTTATTTTTAACAGCATCACGTACTACCTGCTGCCTGTCGTTCTGTATTGACGCTATGTTCTCTGCTCCTGATGAACGGACAGCACCAAAGTGCGTAGACCAATCAGTCAGTGCATTATACACAGCCCAGTAGTTAGAACCTAAACGCTTTCTATATACCTGTACGTATTTATTCCAGACATATTCTAAGCTGGTGTTCTTTCTAGGCATGTCCGATATAACCATATCGCCCTGAGTGATCCCACTTTCTATTAGACTTAAAGCTGAGCTGCACTTCAACGCCCGTGCAAAGAATTTAAATGCCTCCTTGCTTGAACACTCTGTGTTGTCCCACTGCTGCCATAGGTCTCTCTCATTGTGGAATGTCTCCAATGACCGCGTGATGATACGACCGCCCGCCTCAATGTCCAAAGAACGTGTGTGCTTAGCACGGTACACTGCTACCTCACCACCTACAAAGACTTGTAAGTTTGTACAAGCACTCTGAATAGCTGCTGCGCTAATCATAAACGGCCACGTACCATCGAAAGATGAGATGGATAACAGGCTCAGTGATGCGCTGTCACCATCGCTGGTTCTATACGTGTGCTCTGGCAATGTGTATTGCACAAAGGTTCTCGCCCCATCGTGTGAAGTACGTATCTGCTCACGCATATTGTTAATGGCAAGCCCGGATCGCTCAATGATATTGCGGGTAACATCAATCATATGCTTAGGGGCTACCGCCTTGTAGCCGTGGCCGTGGATACCTAACTCACCGCGAGTATCGGTGCGATAGATAACAGACTTAGAACTATTATGCCTCTCCATTAAACCATCGTCTCCTCTAACAAGGTAGTTTAGTGGCACAACACCTATATCAAAGTCGGCTGCCCCGTAACCCCCATCCCTAATGGCCTGTAGTGCTGTGTTGTTTGCAAACATCGGTGTAATATTATTCATTTCAATCTCCAAGATGTACTTTATGTACAAAGTTATTAAATTAATTTCGATCCTGAGTTGACAACATCCTAATCACTATTATAATAGCTACTAAGTTGCTGAGTCAACCATATGTTTAAACTATTTAATTGTTCACTTATGGAACAGCTACCGCTGGAACTACTTCTCCACTAATGTAAACATCTTCTAAGTCTTTAAAGGTTAAAGTATCTTCTAAACATTGCTTACATAATTGTTCGCTGTGGATATGATCAACATAATCATTAAGGCACAGTGAACAGTTTAGAATCCGTCCGTATTTATCCGATCTTATCGTCATCTTCTACTACTCCTGTGTCGGTTACTATTTCCACGGGCGTTACCTCCACTATATGTTCGTTGTACTTCGGGTAACTTCGGTTAACTCCTGCGAACTTCAAAGCTTCTTCGGGGGTAGATGCGGCTACATCAATGTAGTAACCGCTCACTTCTCCCATCAGTACCTTGTATGTCTCTATCTTTTCTTCGGTGTCTATTGGTTTGAAGCTCACGCCTCACCTCCTAAACGCTCAAGGGCTGCTTGTTCTTCGAGGGCTTTGTGTGCCTTGCTCAGCAGTCGCATCTCTATACTGAGTGCCATCGCACCGCGATCACTTAGCTCCACGTTGTTTAGATCATCCAACACCCCTTCGAGTGCCACTGATACCAGCTCTAACATAATGTCTGTCTCGTTTATATTTGCAGTTGTCATAGTGTTGCGCCCCTAATATTTTTGCGTAGCCATTTATCGGATAGTATTTCTTCTCTGTGCTCCAGCCTAACCAAAGGCGCAGCGGGTGCAGGTTGCTGTAACATCTCGTCAGTGACATACAACTGCCGCGACAGCTTACTGTGTAGCCTTTTGTAGTCACGACCTAAAGCCTCAGCATATTCCCACATCGTGTAGCCAACACCCGTTTGCAGCTTAGGGTTACACCCCTTATACACCAGCCGCTTAGTGCTCTTCTTTGATCCCATCATCTTTGGGTTCTCCTAAATAAGTTATGATGTAGTATGGGCTATACACCTGCCCAATCTTGTGTGCATCTTCTAGTGTTGAGGCGTACTGAGTACACCCCGATTCGTCCCAATCAATTGCCCACATAGCTATCTCTCCTCTAAGTCATCATCGTTCAAATTTTCTGCAAGGCATGAGCAGTCATAATCAGTTGCATCATAAAGCTGTACGTTGCCTTTGTTATCTGTCAGTGCTTCGCCATCTTCGCCTACTTTGTAGAATGTAATTTCCCATACTGCTATTGAATGATTCATATTATCTCTCCACCGTTACTTTAAAGTCTACCGCATCTATCTCATTGCGAACTGCATCGACAATGAATTCTTCTACGCTATCCTTCACCGTAGATATAACATCTCCATAGTCTATATCTTCATCAGCTCTTTGTTCTAATTCAGAGATGCGATACTCATGGTCATCGCCCTGACTGTCATTAGACTCAGCCATGTTATAAGCCTCGTCTACTCTAGATTCTACATCTTCTACTGTAGATTCTAATGACTCTAAGCGTTGAGATATATCTATGTGG